CCATTTTATATCCATTTATGGTATTTATCTGATAAAAAAAGGCTCCATAAGGAGCCTTTTGTAGTGCACACTATGATGTTATAGCGTAGAATTAAAACCAATGGCTCTGCCAATCTTGGTACCAATCCCAGAACCGCCAGGTACTTGTACCGCATTGTCATAACGCAAACTTAAAACAATGGTTAAAGGTTCGTTGCTGGAATAATTCAATTCTTGGTAGTTGGCTTCTTTGATATAACAGCCATATAATTCCCAAGTTTCTAATGCCAACGGAGAATTATTTCCGTTACCACCATCAAGAATTTCACAGCGTGTGATAAACTTATAATCACCACCGGCTGCTGCTGAACTTTGTTCCATAAAATCAAATTGCTTTTGTAACTGCAATCCAATTAAACGTGTGACATTTCCAGCGGCATCATCACGAATTGTGGTACTGACATCTTGCCACATGTGCTTGCCTGCCAACTTAACCACACTGTTGTATACATGTACATCAATGTCATTAAACTGTACCACTGGACGGTTAAAACTTACTACTTGTTTAGTAAGTTCCACAGTGTCAGAACCCGATGTTCCTAATCCCTCAAATGTAACCCTAAATCGATATTGCAATTTAGGCATCAATAGACCTTGTTGACTAGAACTTTGGTTAGTCTGCAAAGGTACTGTAAATCTGTTCATGGAAGCGACTGCCATGCTACTCTCCTAACTTTATATAAATATTTACCTTTTTGGCTACTGATTTTTCTAGGCAATATTTTTTCATTAACACTAGTTTTAATAAAACAGAACAGGCACTGAGTGCCTGTTCTATTCGATTCACAAACTCATTTAAGCAGTAGTCGTTGTAAATGCACTACCATCAATGGTGCCTGGGTTCTTCAAGCGTAGAGGAATGTAAATAAACTCAACTGCTTTCATTGGTTCAATGGCAATGTCTACATATAGTTCATTTCTAGCAATACGATCCGAGGTGTTATTGCTTTCATCGCAAACTACCAAGTAATCATAAAGACCTCTTTTAGCAACCAGATCATTCATGAGGCTTTCGATCAACTGTTTGATTTGATCTCTAGTGATCTTGTCATTGGGTTCAAATAAGAACTGGCTGGCAACACCACTGAGAATTGTACGAAGATAGTTGACCAATCGAGCAACATTAACACGATCTAGCGCACTACCGCCACCAACAGCACTGCCTGTGCTGCCAAGACTTGGGGCACGTGTCTTTTGACCATAAGCCACAAGACCAACACCGTTCAATAGTGTAATTGGGTTCAAACGATTTTCGTATAGCACATCTCTTAGTGCATTGTTGATACCGGTTCTCACAAAATCTCCGCTGTCGGCATTAACATAACCGATTGCAGTGGCATTATCAATCAGGCCACGGCGTGTACCGGCTGGTGCGAACCATTGATACGAAACTTGATCATTGTACAAGAATGTACGCAACATCATGTGACTGGCAGGAACAGCGATTTCATTTCCACTTAGATCATTGGTTAAAGCACTTGGATAGTACAAGGCCAAATAAGGAGAACCAGTAACTGCATTGTTATTGCTGTAGTTAATAAGTTCTGATGTGGTATTTGGCAATGTCATTGGTGTATCACCAATTACGAAACCAGTTTGTGCGCGATCGTTATTGAGTGCAACAAGGTTGGTGATCAACTCAGGATATCCTGGTGCAGTCAACAAGTTAAAAGCATAGCCTTCTTCGCGTAATTCAAGATTTCCGTCAACGGCTGCTTTTAGTGCTTGTACAATTTCGTTTCGTTGTGCGAAATGTCCCATTGCAGGCGACCCATCATCTTTAAATCCAATTTGACTTACCCAAGTTGATGTTTGTAAAGGTAGTACCGGTGTGGTTGGGAATGAAACATCATTGAAATAGTTGACAACAAACTTCTTCACTCCGAATCCACTTCTTCTGGTATTAAACAACAAAGTACCGCGAGGATAAAGTCTAAAATCAGGACAATCAGGATCTACATAATCACTGGTAAGCATGCTTACTACGTTCGGATAATCACCAGTGACTGGATCTAATTTTCCACCAATGGAATTACCAAAAGTGTCAACGTCGGCATCCCAACGTGCATCAACAAAGATAATGCCATTTTGACTCACGCTGTCGGTGCTGTCGATCAATGTCCATTTACGACTCAAGCGATCATATCTATAAAGTCTAGGATAATTTTCTAAGTCACTAGTGTCTAACCATAAATCACCACTTTCCAATACTGTGTTATCGCTTTGAGATTCGGGCTCACTAGCACTGACGATCACACCTTTGGGATCAGTCTTAGTAAGGTCGTAGCCACGTGCATCTGTGCTAACATTGCGATATCCTTTCCAACCTGATGCATCACTGATCATGATATCTACTGCTGTGGGATCATTGTAATACCATAATTTTCCATCATCGGGAGCAGTAAATGGTTGATCGTTACTGTACGTATAGGTGCTGTCAGTCCAATTAGTTAAATTAATTGATCCAGGAACCACGTCTGCTGTTACACCAACGGTGCTGGTTGTGAATCCTAGGTTGCCCACAGGATTTCCTGCTGATGATGCTAGTGTAATAATTCCACCACTGCGATGTGTGATCGATACTGCTCCAGTGGATTCAACTTGTGCAGTTACATTAGGAATGTTAACACCCAGCAATGCCTGTACAAAAGCCTGTTGCGAAGCCCTTGGACCTGATCCTAATGCGCCCACTGTTACAGTGGTTAACACTGGTGGTACGATACCAGGATCTTGGTTTGGCTGACTTACTTTGATTGTGAAAGCATCACCTGCATTAATTACCGGAGATGTTATCGATCCAGTTACCTTGGTTTGTCCTTTGACTCTTTGGGTATAAATCTTGAATCCCACGTTGCCGTTGTTCAATGGAGTATACTTAACAAATACACTACCTGAATTAATGCTTGAACCACCACCAACTCTGTCTAAATTATACAAAGCCTCGTAACCATCTTTGTAGACCGGGGCTGCTAATGTGGTCCATGTGTCAGTTAAACTGTTATATCTCTTATAAACAAAGTTTGTTCCTGAACCCTGTATAGAACTCTTGACCCAAACACTGCCTGTCGGACGAGGTGTTGCAGCACTTCTTCTCCATAGTGGAGCACTAGCAAAAGAACCATGATGTACTACCGCTGGCCTAAATGTGGCTGTTCCTCTCCAACGCTGATCTGCTACATTCCATACCCATGTTGTGCCATTGACTACCACTGTGCTGGTTGTAACAGTTATAGTTGGATTAGGCGGAACTTGACCTAATAGCCCGATTCGGCTTCCTGGTGATGCATTTTTATCACTAATCACCAACAAATGATCTGCTGTGATTCCGTTGCTGGCAGCAGCACTGGTAATTCTAAATTCCAACCTGTCATCGGCACTTACTTGAGCAGTTACACCAGGTAATCCCACAGTGCTGTTAATAATAGTAGCCAATGCTGTCATTGAACTAACAGTGGTACTGAATACAATATCAACATTGTTGATGGTGATAGTGGCACCGCCTGTTAACACACTGGATAACGAAGCACTAATTGTGGTTTGTGAACTCTTAACCACCGGAACGCTTTCTACCCATTGAGTACTACCAACTGCTACCCACATGTTTTGATATGTTTTATAGTACATAGCATTGGTGTCTTCAAACACCACCACAGCATAATCACCTTTATTACCGATACTGGCCAATGGTATAGCCGGAGATCCCACTGTGTCACTGATTGACGTGATCACAATTGGAGATTTTTTAGTAAATGGGCTGTTTAAAATATCAATGGTTTCATCAAATTCAAAAATACCCCAACTGGTTGAATTAATGTCTAACCAATTTGTGCCATTTGCTGCTTTGCCAGTGGGACGAGTACTGGTTCCTACTAGGTCATCAAGGTTGATGTCGGCTCTGATTACCCAGGCACGATTCCCTAGACCCAACGCACTGTAGGCAGCCATCAAACCATATTCGTTTAACTCATCGCCATGTAAAGCAGTGTCATTGGTGCTTCGGCGGAACTTAGGAGCGCCAAAGTAACTAACCAACTCGCGCTGGCTGGTTACACCATAAATTTTACCAGCATTTGCTTTTGTGGTCCCTGGGGCCACGATTCCATTAATTGTTTTGTTTTCTGCTGTGGCAATGACCACAAACGGTACTGTGCCGATAGCACTTGGTAAGTATTGACTTTCGTCAATGACTGTAATTTCGATTCCTGGTGATACAAGAGCCATGATTTTTTCCTTATAATAGGCATGAGACCTTTGCTAGTATTTATTTTTAACAGTAAAAAGAACCCAGTTACTGGTCCTTTCCATGGTCCTTTAAAAATAAATAGTTGATGCAAAGAAAAGTCTGTCCAATATGTAGGTTACATCCAGTGGCTTTAAACTACTATAGAAAAAATAAAGCATACTTTCGCACGGCCTGCACTGGTTGTATCCATAAGAAAAGAAAGCCTTTGCCAGACGTTGCTAGTTGGGTTCGGGCAGGCTACAAAAAAAGCGATCGCTGCGATCGTTGCGGGTTCAAGTTTAAGTTACCTGAACAAAGTAATGTGTATTATGTTGACGGAAATTTAGCCAACAGCAATTGGTTTAACTTAAAAACAATTTGTCTTAACTGTCAGCAAGAAATAACTAAGACTCGCTGGAAACCAAGTGATCTACGACCAGACTTTTGATTTGAGCATAGAGATCATCCACTGTACCATTATTGTCAACCACACGATCAAACTGGGTTCCTAACCAAGCCCACTCACTGGGATGAACATCAGGATAGCGTGATGCCATATCACGTTGTTGATCGGAAATAATCCATTGATCATCTTCCGGAGTATGCACAGTCTGTAGCGCACAGGCTAACCACTCCGGCGGGTCTCCACGTTCCACGCAAATCATAGTTCCGCCTACACCACGTATGGCACGCACTTCATTGGGAAAACGCACATCAGAAATTACAACATTGTCTGTGCTTTGGCGTAGTCGGTTTTCTAAACTGGCTACCCAGATGTCATCATGGAATCCATGGCGACAAACATCAGTGCCCCAATATTGTAGGATCCATCGTGGAGTAAGCGTGGGCATGTTGAGCCGTTTGGCCCACCAGGGGTCTACTTGTTCGCGCCAGGCTCGACTAGCAGCAGTTCGCCCTTCCAGCATGATTCGGTCCCAGCCAAACACACAGGCCACAGCATCTTTGAGAGTATTAGCGAAACTTTCTCTACGAAAGCCGTGATAGTTAACAAGGTAGTCGGCTACTGTGTCCTTGCCCGAGCCAATAAAACCAGATATGCCTATAACTTGTGTCATGCAAATAGTGTATGACACTATCTACACTAAGTCAAGACTTAGACGCCGAATTTATTTTTTGATTTTGCCCTAACTGGA